TTTAATAACACACGATGAATAAAACTTAGTAGCCTGACCACCTGACGGCTGCTGACTAGTATACATAGCATTAATATTATTACGGGACTGAGAAATAAGTACAAGAAGAGTAGGCTTAACTTTATTATTTGCATAGTTAAGCATTTTCCATGCGTTGCTAAAGTCACGAGACTCTGCTCCAATCTGTTTTGTATTTTCTAATGCTTTCATATCATCTGTATCTTTTTCAAAATATATTGCAGGAAGCATTGATGTAATTGAATCTATAACTATTAAGTCAACACCAGCATTCATTAATCCAACACCTACATCAACCATATCACTAATAGTTCTTGCTTGTGAATAAATAAGTTTTGTTGGGTCTACCCCAAGTTGTCTAGCCCAGTCTTCAGAATATGACATTTCAGAATCAATCCATGCACAAAGTTTTCCTTCTGCTTGGGCTATAGCAATCATTTGAAGGCACATAGAAGACTTTGCAGAGGACTTAGAGCCCCAGATAAGAACTTGTCTGCCATAAGGAAGACCTCCTCCTAGAGCACGGTTTAGCCCAAAACTAGGAGTTGCCTGATACTCATAGTTAATTCCAACCCCACTTCCAAGTTTTTTCCTTAACTTAGGATCAAGTAGTGCTAACGCTTCTTCTATACTAACTGACATATACATCCTCCAATGTTACTGTTCCGTCTTTTGTTTTTCCAAAACTAAACTTATAAGCCTTGCCTTCTTCAATGTGCATGTATGCTCTAGGGAATGCAGTAGGAAATACAGTAACAGAGTGAAGTTCTCTACTTGTATCCGCAAGAGTTAGAGAAGCCATCTTCTTTCCAGCCTTTGTCATTCTTGGCTTAAAGGAAACAACAAACAATTCTTCTTCAGAGTAAGGCAGTTGCTTATAACTTAAAAACTTTACTAGGGCATTTGGAGATCCCTTAATCTCATCAACTGGAATAGCAGATACAATTCTGTTATCTGTAGCAAGAATAAGATATGTCTTTCCTGTTTCAATAGTTGTTTGCTCTTCATCAAAGATTCCAACTGATCCAGTCTTATCTAATAACTCTACTCTTGACCAACCAGTGCCACGCTTGATTGCTTTAACCATACCCATTAAAATAAACGAACCTTTTTCTTCAAAAGAATCAACATCTTGAATAAATGCATAGTAGTGTGAGGGGATGCTAATATTAAACTCTGGAAGGTTTAAAAACTCGTAAAGATTTTCTTTAATCTCAGCATCATTTCTTGGTTGATCAGCAAAGGTTGCAGCACCAATCACACGCAGAGCATTAAGTGCACGACTATTTACTCCATTGCCTTTTGTAAATGTAAACTCTTCAAGTTCTTTGTATGTTTTAAATGGTCTAGCAGCAATATACTTTTCTGCAATGTTAGTTGATATAAACTTAATACCAGTCAAGCCAAACCTAATTCCCTTGCCCTCAATTTTAAAATCAAAGTCAGAGTCATTAATGTGAGGAAGTTTTACTGGAATCCCCATACGCTTTGCCTCAATTAGATATTCTGTTCTACCGTCTTTATCCTTCTCATTTTTAAGAAGAGCAAACATAAATTCAAGAGGGTAATGATATTTTAGCCACGCCGTCCAATACGAGAGCGTAGAATAAGCAACCGCATGAGACTTGTTGAACGAGTAGCCTGCATGTGCTTCAAAGTCGTGCCATAGATCAAGAGCCTTATTGGGAGTAATATAGGCAGAAGCACCTTTGACAAATTGTTCTTTGTATACATCAAACTCTTTAGCATCCTTCTTCTTGCCAATGATTTTTCTAACTTTATCTGCTTCCGACATGGACATTTGTCCAAGGTGTACACATGCTTGCATAACTTGCTCTTGGTAAAGAACACAGCCATAGGTATCCTCCGTAAACTCTTTCATAATCTGGTGAATATAAGATACATTTTGCTTGCCATGTTTACGAGCAATATAATCTTTACCAATAGTATTCATAGCACCAGGACGAACAAGTGCATTTGATGCAGCAAGTTCATTAAAATTCTTTACACCCATCTTAACAAGAAGGTTTGTGTAAGGAGTTGCTTCACACTGAAACACACCCTTTGTGTATCCATCAGAGAGCATTTCATAAACCTTTGGATCTGCAAGATCAAGAGAGTCTAAGTCAATGTCTTTATAATGATTTTCTTTAATCATTGCAACTGCATCTTGAATAACACTTAATGTCTTAAGACCAAGTGCATCAATTTTTATAAGCCCGATGCGTTCAGCCTCTTCCATGTCGACACCAACCACAGGTATACGTTCATCAGACCCAGGACTAGATCTCGTTTCCATTGGAGCAAACCTAAAAATCGGATCTTTGCTAGTGACCACACCAGCAGCGTGTATACCAGTACCACGAATACGACCACGTAATTGTTCACCATAAACCTCCACCTCTGGGTATTTTTCTCTAAACCAAACAGTAGTCTTTGATGAACAGTATTCATCCCAAGTATCTACCAACTTTAAAACCTTGTTTACATCTGTTAAAGGAATGTCTAGTACTCTTGCCACATCTCGCACAACACCCTTATCTTTAAACTGCAAGAATGTTGCAATAGATGCAACGTGCCTATACTGTCTTACAAGGTAGTCTTTAACTTCATCACGTCTGTTATCTTGAATGTCTGTATCAATATCAGGAAAGTCATTACGTTCTGGGTTAATAAAACGGAAGAATAGAAGTCCATACTTAATTGGATCAATGTCTGTAATTCCAAGTGAGTAACAGACCAACGAACCTGCTGCAGATCCACGACCTGGACCAACCATAATACCTTCCTTCTTAGCCCAAGCAATCATGCTTTGAACAACAAGGAAGTATGGTGCAAACTTCTTATCTTTAATAATCTTAAGTTCTTCATCAAGCCTATCTAGGTATTCTTTGTTTTCTGACAAACCTCTTAGTTGTAAACCTTCTAGAGATATCTTAGCAAGTTCTTTGTCTGGGCTCTTGTATTGTACTGGCAATAGGTTTAGTCCATCTTGTATCTCATAGTCTTCTACTGTATCTGCTAGGAGTAGTGTATTTGAGTATATGTCAGGTCTATCAATACCCTGCGATTCCATCGCTGACTTCATCTCTTCATAAGACAAAAGGTGGATGTCAAACTTGTTAAATGTTATCTGGCGATCTTCTCCATATAGATAGTCAAGTCGTTTCATCATGTCTGGTTGTTTCTTTGATTTTTCATATGTTGCTTCTTTATTTACTTTACCATGTGTGTTAAGCAACAACTTAAACTCTTGGATCTCTCTTTGTGATTGGTCAACATGGTGACAGTCTGGTGTAACAACAACTTTAATACTAAACTCATCTGCAAGTTCTATTAAGTATTTATTTATCTGGGCTTCATTGTGTGGCATTACCTCAATGTAGTAATCGCTACCAAAGGTATCTTTAAACCATTGGATATACTTCTTGGCAAGAGCAAACTCTTCTTCTTCTAATGCTTTAACAATAACGCTACTTGGACAAGCAGAAGTTACAATAATACCTTCACGATACTTTTGTAGAATATCAAAATCAAATCTTGGCTTCTTAAAAAAACCATCTGTCCATGATAGTTCACTAATCTTGTTAAGGTTTTCCAAACCTATTTTATTCTTGGCTAGAAGGATAATGTGATTATAGACAAGATCTTGTTGACCTTCTCTTTCAGACTTATCTCTTTTATCAGATATGTCTGCACACATGTATCCTTCTAGACCTAGAATTGGCTTAATACCCTTTTCTTTAGCCATGCGATACATCTCACGGTGACCAGATAACGTACCATGGTCTGTGATTGCGATTGCTGGCATACCTAAAGCACTAGCACGGTCAACATACTCCTTTGGAGTTGCTACGCCGTCAAATAGTGAGTAATGGGTATGTACGTGTAAGCCTACGTAGTTCATATTACCAATCTGTGTTGGTAGATGAAGTTACAGATGGAGTGTCAAACCCCAAATAGAACGCTTCTTGTTCTGCATATGGAATCTTGCGTAGTGCAGATTCTAGTGGATATGGCTTGATATCTCCCCAAGCAAATGGTTCCTTATCTGGTGCTGATGGAATAAGTGTGTAATTGGTTTCAGTACCCTGTCCATTACGCTTTAACTTCCACAGTACATTTGAGATGCTTCCTGTTTCAAGAGCATACTCACGAATTGTATTAAATGATGACTGCTTACTAATGCCCATATTCCAAATTGCAACATATGGCGCTTCAATACCATCATCAACAAGTACGTTGCAATAGAAACGTAGACGGGCTCTCCAGCCAGCCTTTGGATCCTTGCGATGCATCTCTTCTGCCCAGTCACGACCTTCTGTTTCCATTGTATCTACAGCCTTACGCTTATAGTCCTTTGGATTTGTGTGTTCCTTAACAACTAGTGCAAGTCCACGCTCTGCATTATAGTTTGCAGAATCTTCGTCCAACTCTTCAATGAATCGGATCTTTACTGATTGTCCATCGGCAAGTTTTAGCCACTTAACCTTTGGTGAGTTTTCATCATACTTTGGCTTTTCGAGTAGGGTTTCGATGTTCTTTAATCCCTTTACAATACTCATATTTTTCTCCTTCGTGTTGTTATATTAGTTTAGCATAGCAAATATAGATTTGTCAAACTGGAACTCTAGGTTCTTAATTTCTTCATCTTCCATATCACCTATGTCTTTATATTTTTTATCAAGTCTGATAGTAGTAACCAAAGATCCAAGTTTTTCAATTAACTTGCCCTTCATTATATTACCAGCCTCATCATTGTCTGCAATTAGTACAACGTTTGTGAAGTACTTTTCTAATAATCTAATTTGAGAATTAGATACATTAGCACCCAGGGTAGCAACTGCTGGGAAACCTACTTGGTCTAGTCGAATAGCATCAAAAGATGATTCAACTACATATACTGTACCAGATGATTTAATTCTGTGCAGGTTAAATAGTATCTTACCCTTTGGTAATCCTGGTGTATTTTTAAAGTCTTTACCTTCAATTGTTCTTGCAACAAACCCAAGACACATTCCATCTGGTGAATGCATTGGTATAGTTATTGAGTCTTGTTTTTCTGAATAGCCAAGTGAAAACTTTGTAAATGAAGAACTATTAATCTTTCTATACTTAAGATAGTTTTTAGGCTTTTCATCTGCAAGCAATTGGTTATGCAAACGTTTTAAGATTAATTCATCATATGGAGTAAACTCTGGTGGGGCAACTAATGTTTTATTAACTAACTTTTCAATATTATGCTCTGTCTCTTTACTTTTAATATAACGAACTGCTTCAAAATATGTTCTTCCAGACATGTGCATTATTAATTCTTCTAAATTCTTTGTTGTCTGGCAACCAAAGCAAAAGAATAACCCGCTATCCTTTGCAACTTCACCAGCAGGTGTTCTATTGTTATTATGATATGGGCAAAATATTATAAAGTCATTGCCAAACTCTGCCTCAATATCAACTCCAGAACCAACAAGAACTCGCTTGATCTGTTCTTGTGTATATATGTTACTTGTCTTCATAGTCTTTATACCTGTAGTAACCCCTGTCAAAGTCTACTTGAACCAAGAAGTCTCCCATAAACCCATTACGATTCTTTCTAAATACACATTCAATAATATCACTATTAGTTGCACGACCAAGAGCCATAACCCAATCAGCGTCATAAGCAATCTGTCTAGACCAAGCAGTTTATCCAAGCGTTGGAGGACTTGATAGATCTTTTACATCATCTGGTGTTGCAGATGAGATAGCAATAATGGGAACTTCTTCACCAATAGACATTAGTTTGAGTTCTCTTGAAAGATTTTTCATTCGTACCGTTTCAGAATCAGCCTTTTGGTTTGGTGACATAAGTTGTAAGTAATCAACAACAACAAAGTCTGGACGGTACTGATCAATCTTTCCACGAATAACAGAAGGAGTTACTTCTCCACCACTATCGTTTGAAATAATATGAAACTCTGGACGACCAGCAACTTTATCAGAGTGCCATTTCTTAAGCATATCAAGTTCAACTTCACCATTAGATAATTTTCTGTGTGACCAAAGACCTTCACCCATAATTGCAAAAATACGATTACGAACCTCTGTCTCGCTCATTTCAAGAGAAATGATTAATGGTGACTTGCCCTGCTTCCAAGCCTGTACTGCAAAGTATAAGGCCATCCAAGACTTGCCAATTCCTGGATAGGCAAGGAATACACCTAATTGACCTGGCATGATTCCAGATGGAAGATAGTTATCAAACCCTGGAAGGTTTGTTTTAATTCCAACCTGACCAGTTATGTGCTGTTGCTGAACCATCTCATAGTATGCAACTGCAGAGTCAAGATCTGTAGCATCGATATCACGAATTGCAGAAGTATTCTTTTTTAATTCTGATGTTTTTGTAATTAGATGTTCAAGTGCTTCTCCACCATTACCGCTTTGTACTTCTCCTGCAGCATTACGTAAAATGTCTTTTAGGCTATCATTAAGATATTCAGTCTGCAGTTCTGCTAAATGATGTTTTGTTGCTCCAATTCCAGCAACAGGCTCAAAGTCTCTAAACTTTTCTGTAACTAAATCTGCTGGTGGCAGGCATTGATTGTTCTCAGAATACAAACGAATAAAGTTCCAAACATCGTTATGTGTTCTTAATAGTGTTTCAACATTTGCTTGAAGTAGTACGTGAATTTGTTTATCTTGTAATACTGCAGAGATTAACTTTGCTTCTGTATTATTCACTTAACCACTCCTTTGCTAATTTCCTGCGTTCTTGACGTTCTTTTTTGTCTTGCTCTACTTCGGCTTTACCATTAATAATTTTTTCTGCATTGTATGCAAAATAATTCCATGAGGGGTCTTGTGCAATACTGAAATAGTATTCAAGAATATCATAGCACTGAGCAATACCATATGATTCTACAAGGGCATCAGCAGCCCACTGTTCAACGTTTAGGTTCATGTTAGACTTCTGCTCATACCGTTGCAAGTAAAACTTGTTAAACCTACTGAGCAAAGCCATTCGGTCTTTGCGCTCAGCCATTAATCTGAGATTTCAGATTTTGCTTCTTGAATTTTTTCTGTAAGTTTATCTTCCACAAACTTATAGACACGACCAAAAGCCTCATCTATATTTTCTCCATCACGCTTTGAATCTACAATACCTAAATCAAGGCGTAGTGATTGAAAATTTCCTAAATTAAGTGTATATCCAAGTGTTACAGATACCTTTGTATTATCGTTTTCCATTATCCACCCATTCAATAATTAAATAGACTCACTCCACACTGGAATGTATCGCCCATCTTCTGTCTTCGTATATGTAAGTATACCGTCTCCCATTCGCCTTGTCAACTCTTGGCTTGTAGGAGTCATGTTGTTTGTTATTAATTTATCTTTTCTTGGTTGTCCTATATGTATAGTTGCAAGTATAGCACAAATCTCTTTAACGTGGTCTTCTGAATAATAAGATCTAATTTGCCATCCAGTTTTTCCATCAATGCTTGATCCAACTGGAGGAGGTATGACTCCTCGTTTTATTAATCTTGGCATATACTTTCTATGACGATTAACTAACTTAGCAGTCTCTGCAACAGTATATGCTTTCTTTCTATTTCTTCTAAAGTCAGAACGTAAACAAGTTTCTAATCTGTCCTTGTTAATATTATAAACAGTTACCATTCCTGTTGATCTAGAACTATGATGAAGTCTTACTAAGTCTCCATTAAGAAACCATATTTTTTTACCGCCAGGAATTACAGGTTCGCTATTATATGCTTCGCTCTGAATTTTTCCTTTTGCAGTAACCATTTTCCCTCCATAGATTCGCTAGGTGGATGATAAAATTTTCTATTTCCACACTTTACACAATATGTTTCTAAGTGATCTATGTTTGAATGTATCCTATCAACAAACATTTTTCCTTCGCATCTTTTACATCTCATACTAGTTTGGCACACCAATTGCAATAACATTAACAGCAACTGATGCTGTTCCAGATGTACCAAACTTTACAATAAACTGAACCTCTGAAGTTGTTATAGAAGTTATTACAACACTTGTATTTGATCCAGCAGTTGTACCGCTTATGTTTACAATCGATGCCGTTGCAATTGGAGGAAACTTAAAGTTAGAAAATGTTACAGAGTAAGTTTTTTCTTGCCCCGCAGTTACTGTTTCATTGTTTGCAATTGACTTATATTTTCCAACAAATTTTGTATCTGAAGTCTTTAGACTTTTCTTTTCTGCTCCAACTACGTCAACATCTGTATAGTTATATGTTGCATCAGAAATAGATGTAGAGAGGTCGTTTACAGCCTCTGCTAATTGATAAATATACGTAACATCAAGAGGTTGTCCTCTTTCTGGTAGTGGTACTTTTGCCATTTTGTTCCTCCTATTAAATTATACCAAAGACACTGTGCCAGAGTCAAAGATATTTAGTGCTGCTTTAATTTCTTTTTTTGATGAAACGATTTGAACCTTTACTCTGACCGATGTAGTCCCAGTTTTTAAAAATGAATATGAATGTTCTTTTGATTTTCCGTGATAAGCAAAGGCTCCTGAATCAAACTTAACAAAGACATCGTATTCTGGAAAATCATTTTCATCTCCCCATACAGCCGTAATAACGTTCCCTGTCTTAGATACTGCACCACTTGTTGCAATAACATCAGTGCCATCAGAGTTATATATTGGGGACCAGTGTGATGTTCTGTTTTTATCTTCAGAGATAAGTCTATATCTTGCATTATATTTTAAAGTATCGTGGTCAATTGCTGGTAGGGCTGACTTTAAAATTCTTGTTTTTTTAATATTTGCATCAGCCATTATGTTACACCAATAGAAAATCTAAATTCAATATAATTGCTTGTGTTTGGTGATTTAATAATAGTTGCAGAAGTATCATTTTTAATAACAGAATAACCAGTCAAACCGTAAAGTGGATTTGTTGTTGCAATATTTTCAAGTCTTAATGCATCTAGTGCAATATAATAATCGGATGAAGGAAACGGTCCAGCAGTTCCATTATCCTCAAGAACACAAGCATAAATCTTAACAACGGTAACTGCTTCCCATGTAAAATTTTGAGTTGTATGAAGTTCTTGCAGTTGTTTCTTTACTACAAAGTATCTATTTGTTTCAAAATCATATCCATCAAAACCATTTTCAATATCAACTTCAAACCTTGCATAAACATCTGGATCTGTAACATCTGTACCTGCAAATTCAATTAATATTTTAATTGTGTCTGGAACTGCTATAGAGTCACCATCTTTATTAACTAAAGAAAATGCAAACCTTAATTCATCTGTTGGAGAGTTTTTAGAAAAATTAACATTTGGGGCAGTTAAGTGTATATGATTTGACCCATCCTCAATAAATAGATGATCAACTCCACCAGAACCTCCACCATTACTTAACTCTGAATCATCGCCTTGAATTAATATTGTATTATTTAAAAACCTTGCACGTTCATATCTTTCAAGACGATTTGTTTTATAAAAAATAGAGTTATCTGCATTTGTTTGAAACACACCATCTGTTGCAATAACATTATCATCTTCTGGATCATCTAGGGGTGAAGATATTGTTGGTATTGCTGTGGCTGCAGAGGCGGTATGATGAATCCAGGTTTCTCCCTGTGCAAAGGAAAATACAGTTTTACTGTCGTTAGCGCCAGCAGATGGGTTTGATCCTGCAGAGTATAGACCTACCTCTGTTATTTCATATCTTTCTTCTGTTGGTAGTTCTGCGGTAAGGACAATTTTATCTGTACCGTTTTCATTTATAAATCCTCTAGAAGAGATGGGAACTCTAAACATTTCAAAATCTAAGTTTGTTTTTGTTGCAAAGTCGTCTGCAACATCTTCTGTCTGTAACGGTTGCGGTCCACAGCCAATTGCAAGGTATGAGGCATAGGCAGGGGCCTGACCAAGCATATACTTTCCAATTATGCTCTTACCTTTATTAGTTATCATGACGTGGTTGCTCCAAAGTTCGCTTCATATATTGTACCATTTATGGCGATTTGAATCTCTATTTGTTCATCATTATTCATATTAACAGTCTCAATAATTAAATCACCAGTTTCTTCTTCAATATAAACGTTTTCACCATTAACCCCATTTCCTTCAAGAGGTACCTTTTCTTCAAACTTAATTGCAAAGTTAGCAAAATATGTATCTGAGGTTGACTGTAGTCTTAAAATATTATTTGGGTTGTATCTTTGCTGGACTAAGCCCAGATTTTTAATTGGCGAATAGGAAACTCTTTGACCATTTATAATGTCGTTTCTAGAAACACTTAGTAACTCATGACCACCAACATCTTCAAATATTAAGTCTGTCATAATCTCTACAGACATAGATTGATCATCAAAAAGAACAGTATCTATTGGGGCAGTCTTGGTTGGTGCAGGAGAATAGGCTGAAACAACTGTTGCGTTTGAAGGAGTTTGTGGAACTGGAGATACTGTCACTTTATACCTCACTCAAATAAATTGTCATTGTTGGGCCACTTTCTGATCTTTGATATTCTATATTATAAACTACAAACCTAGAAGAATCTTTAGAAACTAAATCTAAGCCAGATGAATCTTTATAGTCTATAGTTACAATATCACCAAGTTGTAATGTTGGAATACTAAATATGTTCATGCCAACAGATTTTTTAGGTACCATTAATTTATTAATAATCCAGTTCATCATTGCATCTGCATCATCTTGTGTCTGTATATACGGACTATCAATACTAAATTCATTCTTGCCGTATGTCAATCTACTTAACTTTATTTCATCGTACCTTGATTTTTCAACCAGCGTAGAATAAGTTGATGTGCTTCCAAGTAGTTCTGGATCAGATAGGTTGCCACGCTTCTTAAAGAATTCATCTACAGTTAGTTCATGCGTTGTATCTTGTGTAAATGTGACTCCCTGAATTCTTAAAAAATTTCCAGTTGTTTCATCTAGATTTAATGCTTTATCTGTTGAATTAAATATTAAAAATTCTGCACCGTATGAGTCTGCATAAAATCCAGAGGTTGTGTATCCCTTTATATTATTAAAGGTTGGTGAAAGTTTTGCATAAAGTGCTGGGTATGCACGATCATACTTAATATCAAAGTATGCACATTCACGCATAATAGATCCAAACTCTTCAAAATAAAGATTATACTTTGGTGGCTGTTGAGCACTAATTCCAGATAGGTAGGTTGATTGAACCACACCACTCATTGCGTATTTTCTAAAAGATTCTGTAACGTCAACTTCTTTATCTCCAAATACCTGACCTAAAGTATCATTAACAGTAAACACTGTATTCTGGCTATAGTTTTTAGATAGGGCATATATATTTTCAAACATACATCTTGAAGAACCACGAACAAATAGTGCCATATTGTTATATGTTGGGAGTGGATCTGTATCATCTACAATTTTTATTAGTTGATTATTTATATATAGATAGAATCTTCTAGTGTTTCCAATGTCTATATATTCTACTGACAAGTCATATACCGTTGAATTTTCTTCTCCTGCAAGTCTTTGCTGTCCAGTAAACTTTCCATCATCAACAATAATCTTTGATAGCCCACCCCAAAGTTTTACTGGTATTGCATTTGAGTTTGATGAATCTTTTTTAATTTTATAGAACACAACATTATTTACTGAAAACTGTGCATTATTATTTTCATCAACCTTTAGGTAAGAGTTTATGTTGTCTTCTGTTAATGCAACAATCTCAAAATAATAACCATTGTTTGTTTCTGGATTTAATAAAAATGCCAACCCTCCAGAGCCTCCACCTATATTTATATTCTGGTCTGGCTGATTTCCAGATAACTGGTAGTATGTAACGCTTCCATTTGGAGACTGCGTTCTAGTCGTATTGTTTTCAATTTTACCAATAATCCTTAGTCTAGTTCCAAAATGTTTGTACGCATTATCTAAATCTTTATATACATACGATAGAAAGTTTAAAGGAGTTTCTGTTGTCTTAAAGGATGGACCATTAAATACTAAAGCAGATGACTGAATTGTTCCTGTTTGTGTTGATGGCAAATTGTTTACTTCTGTTTCGCTTAAATAACTTGTAGCCATAAAATTCTTTATAATACTATTTCTTGTTGATTGCTTTGCAACAGTATTACTTATACCTGCTGCTGCAACCGTTGTTGCAGGAACCGTAGATGCAAGATCATCATCTAATTTTGTGCTAAATAAATATTGAGACTGCATGTTTAATCCACGAACATTGTCGTTGTTTGTCCAATAACTATTTATTCCAGCAAAGTGGGGAACTATCTGAGTTGCAAACTGTGCACGTCCATGATCAACAACGGCACCATTCTGCAACCTTGTTATTCCATCGATTGTTTCATATTTTGGTGTTGCATAAATTCTTACAAGGCCTGTAGGATATATTTTTCCGTTAAAAGGTATTGATGAAAAATATTTTTGATACTCTTGATTGCTACTAATCCATACTTTTCCAGTTCCAGTAATATCAAATTCTGAAGCATCATATCTAATAACTTCTCCGTTAGAGTATAGATATCCGTTATACCTTGTTAGCCAGTATACATTTTCTCCAAGGTCTATTACATTGTCTGTAAGAACATTTCCTACTACAACTGGTGGAGTTCCAACTAGGTCTGAGTTTAATGGCATTGCTCCCAATACATAACTACCCTGCTTTGAAGCAAGTTCATTTATTGTTTTTGTGTTTTCTGTTCCACTAACTTCCCATAAAAGAGATGGCTTATAGATCCAAGTTTTTTCTTTATCAATTATTGTTGATTGACGGATTGAACCATAAGATCTTTGAATATACCTAGTTGTATAATTAATTTTTCCATCATTATAAATTTTTTTATCTTGTGACGCTATAGCAAGAATATTAGGAAGATTTCCAGAACTAAAATTTTCAACAATACCAGAATCGGTCTGATTGTTAGATCCAGATAAAACAAAATCTGTTTCTCTCTGATCTAATGTTGGCATTAAATAATCTTTACTCATTACTACAAAATTATTATATTCATCAAAAAACATTGCACTTTGAGTTGATACTGCTAACTGGTTTAAAACCTCTGCAACATTTTGATCTGGAGCAACAAAAAAATATGGAATGATTGGATCTGATTCCCCTGCTACACGTTTAAATGTATAGTTGCTAAATCCAATATAATCAAGAAGCATTGATACTGCATAACTAAGTGATGTCTGTGTTGTAAGCAATCTTGGTGCTGGCATTGATTCTAAAAAGAAATAAAAATCTCTTAACTCTATTGATAATTTTGCTGCAGTAACATCTGCTTGAGGAAATCCTTCTGAGTATAATGTTTTAATTGGAATAGAATATTGATCACCTACAACATCTAAAATTAATTCATAAAAAACAAACTTAATATTTTTTCTAATATAGTCAGCAACTATGCTTGATGTATTGTTTTCATTGAATGCTTGATCGTCATCAAATAAAGAAAGCGTTCCAGTAGAAGCAAGTAGTTGTCCAACTGGAAGAGATGTAGTCCCTATGTCAGATAATATTTTTTTAATATTAAAATCAATTACTTTATTTGAAATATCTACAACAAGTCTAGGTGACATTTCAATTAAATCAAAAGTAGAATCAAACTTATTCATTGTTTCTGCTATAACTCTTATGCCACGAATATATGCAAACTCCCTATATGTAGTTTGATTTTGTGCATCATTAATAAATAATTCTGGGTTTGTTAAATCTGTAACAAGATTTGGCGGATTATTTAAAACTCCAGTACCAAGGATCCACCCATATTCTGGAACAAAAGAATCATATTCTTCGCTTGATCCATTCCAGATATATAGGGTTCCACGAGTATTTGTATTTTCAACTACAAGGTATCCATCTCCATTAAAAGATTGCTCTGGCAATAAAGTTATAGATGCTATTTTTTCAATAAAGGTAAATGTTGTTTTATATTCATCTGGAAGTTTTAACCCATATTCTAACTCAACATAACCATCCTCTGGAATAATAGCAGTTTCGTCATCACGAACAGAGTTTTCATCAAAAGAATAGGCATCAACCCAACTATTTTCATTTAAATATTGAATCTTCCATCTAACTGGAGTTGTTTTATTTGTTGTTCCATATAAAGGATCCTGCAGGGTTCCTGATTGTGTTGTAAAAGTTCCAAGGTCTGCCGTTCCTACGTTTGTCTGCATTTTTACTACAAGTCTATTTGCTGGAACCTTTTCTTTATAAACTACAAAGGGAACAGCATCATCAATATAATTTAATCCATTAGATAAATTCTTTGCAATTCCTCTTTCAATATTGTCCTCTGTTCTAAATGATGACCAATATTTAAATTGATCATATCTTGAAGCCATATAATATCTTGGTCTTTCTGCAAGAGAGGCACCAGAGTTTGCAAAATATCTATTATTAAAATAAGAGGCTTTGTTAATTCCAGAACGTGGTCTAAAAGGTTTTATACAATCTTCTAAAGAATATATCATCTTCATTTTTTCTTTAGTTGATGTAAATAGTTGCGGTACTCCAGAGTTATCAAACCCTCCATCTACAACAACATCTGCATCCGTTGCACCTGTATAGTAGTTACCTAAATCTAAACTATCAAAATTTAAGGGAAGTGTTCGGTATTGAACATCTGAACCAGTTGGTCTATATCTATAGTTGCCAAGTTTATATATATTATCTGGCATATTCATATTCCACTCAGCCAGGACTAATGACTGCAAGCGTACTGTTGAAGATGTTTCTAGATGTGTCTTTAATGTCTCACTAACAAACATTTAGACCTCTTCCAGTGTTACCGAAATATTCCAAAGATCGTGATTTGACCCACCACGTTTTACAACAGAATAATTAAAGTCTGCAATATAGACCTGCATGATTTGGTTATATTGTGCAAGATGTCCATAGTCTGCATCGGCCTTACCAAAGTTTGAATACTTGTCATATGCCATAAACATCCAAAAAGGACCTGTATGGTTTTCATACCAGTCAAGAAGTTCTACTCCACCTGCTCCACCATCTGCTGTAAATTCACCAGTTGTTTTTTTATCTGGGGATAAACCAGTAGATAAAAAACCTGCATCCTGAAAGTATGCTCTTGATGGTAAATTACTCCATGAAACAGACATGGTTAACTTATCTGCTATATGGTATGAACGCATACGTCCATTAATGGTTCTTTGTCTTTGTTCTATTCTTGTTGGTGTAAAATTTAGTTCCCCACGATTATGGTCTGAAAGAATGAGAAACTGATTAATTAGATCTGCATTTGTAGATGCATCAAAATTGCCTTGTACTTCATAGCCAGTCGGCAGGTATACCCCATTAACGAGTGTGCCAGGGTTCTCAGACCACAACAGGGCCTGGGGGCGTTCATACCTACGTCTACCTGTTAAATACGCTGCTGTAGCCATTTAGCCCCTCTGTGCCCTAATTCTCTGTGAGTCAACTTGTCTAATTTGTGTCATAACAACTCTTGCAATATCCTCTGGATTTGCATCAGATTTAACATTGACGTTTAGATTATAATTATACACCTTCTCGCCATCGTATGATCCGCTATTGATAGCCTTCATTTTATCAACACCATATGAGTCAACAGCATACTTAGTCATTACAAATTCTCCAGGGGTTAACATTGCTGGAATAATGTCTGTCCCTCTTGACATTCCGCCTACCGCAAAATACTTAGGTACCATTCCGCCATAAGACATCTGCATAGGAATTTTTTTACGTGCAGGCTTATAACCAGCAATACCACCACTAGCCATGTACCTAGGAACCATTCCACCAGATGACATAGCAAAGTATCCTGCTCCTCCACCAGCAGATGTATTATTTGGATCTATTGCTGGTAATGTTGCATCATATGCAGCCTGTGCTGCTGCAAGTCTTGCTGCTGCCTCTGCTGCTTTCCTACGATCATATGCAGCATCTCTTCCAGAGCCACCACTATTTTCTGCATAGTTTGCTGCTGCTTCATCTGCTGCTGCTTGGGCTGCATTAAGTTCTTCAACTACTGTTATAAATTCTTCTAATGCTGCAACAGATGCTGCAGTATTTTCTGGTTGAACATAAGAATCTACACTTCCTGCAGATGAAACAAATGCACTTGTTGATGAATAATTCATTGAAGATATTACAGCCATTGCTGCAATAATTGAATCCATTATATCTTTCATTGTTCTAAGTTCATTATTACTTTGTACTAGTTTAGCCTTATAACCATCAAGTTGAATCTGTATAGATTCCCAACCAAGTTTTTCATTTTCAATTGCAAGAAGTTTTGCATCAAGTATTTCTTGATTCTTGTCAAGTTCTGCCTGTAACTTATCTAAATTTTCTTGTGCCTTTGCAAGTTGAGTTGACTTAATACCATCAATTACTGTTTCAATGTCTCTAATTGATAGAAGTCTTGCTTCTCTTAATTCTGTTATGTTATAAACCTGATCTTCTAATCCAAGAATCTGTGTTTGTACTGTCTTTCTTTGTTGTTCAAGAGCATAAGATTGCTGGCTAATTCTAAACTGTTCTGCTTCAATTTGTGCTTTTGTCATACCGCTTGCAGATACTAGATTGTCTGTTTCAGCCTTTCTTGCTGCAGCAATGAATTCTCCAGATTTACGATTGGCTGCTTCTGCTGCAGTTGTACGCATATCATTTGCTAATTGTGCTGCTGCTGAAATATCACCTTGAGACAGAGCATCAGCAAGAGAAATTCTACTCTTTTCCTGTGCTGCAATATCAGAGTTAAGTTCAGATATTGTTTGTAGTGCCTTTTCTTGAGCATCATATTTTTCATTGATTGACTCAGTAGCCTTATCAATTAAAGTTAAATCATTTGACAATACCGCTGATCTGTCAGATAGAACTTGTAGTGGTCTATCAAAATTAATGTCCATGTTTCGTTGTGCATCATTAATTTTTTCTTGAAGGTCATCAAGGAAGTTTTGTCCAATATTTGGATCATACTTAAGCGTAAGATTAATTGCATCAATCTTGTCTTGTTCTTTTTGAATACTTTCATTAACAGATTTAACATCAACTTCTGCAGTTTTAATCTTAGCCTTTAGTCCTATATTGGCTATATCAAATTGATTTTGCAATGCTCTTGTTTGTAAATCAAGTACAGTTGTGTTAGCATCAATTGCTTCTTGTGTGCTTTGTTCAAATGTAAGTGATTGTTTTCTAATTAATTCAAGCATATCTGAATAGTTTTTAGTTTTTACTATTAAGTCACTAAACTTATCTTTAACATTTACTGTTGCATCTGCTGAACCAATAGCCCAGGCATTGGACTTATCTTTTAATATTTCAAGAATAACTTCTTGTTTTACCCCAGCAGCAGCAAGTTTCTTATAAGCCTCAATTTGCATATTTGTATCTGCAATATTGTCATTAAGTTTGATTGTACTTAATTGATAATTAAGGTCAATTGTTTTCTTTATTTCTTTATTTAATTCTTGTTGTTCTTGCTTAGTTGCTTTCAATCCACCTTGTGCTGCAATCTTTGCAGTTAGTGTTGCATCTTGTAATATCTTTTGAATTTCAAGTGAGTTATATCCTTCTTTTGTTAATAACTTATGGGCTGCAACTTGATTCTCAATCTCTTTGCTTGCATCTTTTACGTCTTGAATGTATCCGCCAATAGTTGCTTTACGGAATCCTTCATTAATAACTATAAAGTCATCTTTAAGACCAGTAATTCTTCCATTTTTTTGAATATTAAATAGAGTATCTGACCACAACTTAAACTGTTCTGCATCCAAACCTCTAATAATTTCCATGAAGTCTTTATCAATAGAAATTCCAGCCTTCTTTGCTGCTGATTCTATTTGTTTAATTGCTCCAGCCTGTGCATCAAGTCCTGGATTTATTGAGTTTTTACCTCCATCATTAAGGAATTTTCTTAAAGACGCTAATGGAGTAAGTGCATTAAAGCCACCTTCTTTAACTAACTTAAGTTTTTGTGCAAGATCGTTTAGGAATGACATATCTTTCTTTGGAGCATCACCTCCAGTGCCTACTACAGTGCCAGGAAGTGAGCCATCGGTTGCCCCTGTTCCCTTCCATTCAAGACCCATTTCTTTAAGAGCAGTAGTATAAGCCTTTACACCTTCTGCAGATTTTCTCCATGCATCATATTGCAATGATGCTGCTGTTCTAGCAGAATCAACAAACATGGTTGCTG